TGTCCAGTATACAGGAGAATAGGCCTTGTGTCAAGGCTATGTTTCTCTTATTTACCGCCGAACTTTATGCGATGTTATTTTTTACGCCCGAAATGCCTTCGGCAAGTGTAGACATCTTGGCACAGCCATCGTGATCACAGGCATTGTCAGCCATGTAGTCTTCGCATATCTGCGAGTCTAACAATTTAATTACTGTTTCTAGTGCAGCCCGAAAGCCCTTGTTATATTCTGCCTTGCCGATCTGCTCAAAGTCAGATAGACGCATGTTTGCTAGGTTATTAATGTCCATGATACTCCTTAGTGTGGGAACTTCTTCATCCAAGACTTTGTGCTCTCGGTGAGGCCGTGCCATGCTGACCAGTCCTTGCCACCGTTAGACATCTCAAATGCAATCTTGGCGTTGGTGTATGGGTCAAACAGGTCTTTGTTGCTTTCTAGGTTAAACTGCTTTAATCTTGCAGGTCCTAATGAACCAATCATATTGATCTGGAATAGACCGTATGAGTTATCTCCTGTGTTGCTATTACGATTGTGTGCAAATGGTCTGCCTGTTGATTCTTTCATTGCAGTACCCCACGCTTCCACGAGGTCCTTGCCACGAAAACCCACCTTGTGCAAAAGATTCTTTAGTTCTACTGCAGACAGTCTTTTCTTAACGTCAGGCTTCTTGACTGTGGCTTTGGGATTAAACTCTGGTGCAGCAGCCTGCACAGTTGTGATTATTGTAGCGTCGTTTGTATCCCCTGCAGCAACAGAACTACCAGATACTGATAGGGCAAGGATGGCCGAAAGGGCTAGGGTTATTTGTGTTTTATTCATTGTTCTATTATACCAATGATGTGAGGCAATGTCTACCCCTATTTGTAGGTGACTACTCAGGGTCTGAGAATAGAGATTCTTGGCGAGGAAACTGTTCCTGGCATACGTGGCAGTAGTGGGTAGGTCTGAACCCTGTTGGTGTACCGCCCAAGACAATGCCGTCAGTCTTAGCCATCTCAATTAGGGTAGGTGTCGGGTAGCCGTAAATTACGTTTACCAAGTCACCATTACAAAGTGGACAATTATTCATACATCAATTATAACATAGGCTGGTATAATTATAAGATGGATTCTGAAGAAATTCTACACGAATTAACCAGACTAATTAATGTTGTTGGCCCTGCTGGCGAAGAGATCTTTGATCTTTCTATGGGATACCAGAGAATCCTTTTCTTTGAAAAGTTCCGTGCACTTCTAGCACAAAAAGACATGGCTAATGACCAGGTTGCTTTAGATGTTTTAAACTGGGCATATCAATTACTAGCAGAATAATTAGTGTATAATAGTCTTATGACTACTCACGCACTCACCGCTCTTAGCAATACTACCGCTACGAGACTTACCCCAAATGGAATCCACTCTGGTATTGACTTTACCATTCAAAACGTAAATGCTTCTGGCTATATATATCTTGGAGCAGAAGGTGTATCCTCAGAAAACTATGGATATCGAATTCTTCCTAATCATGCCATCTCTATAGAATTAAATGGTAGAGATGCTCTGTACGCAATTGCAAGTGCGTCAAACATGAAGGCTGCAGTTCTAAAGACTAAACTTGAGGCTGGCTCATAATGGCTAGATTTACACACCCTGCTTTTGGTGACACTGATGGCTTGACTACCGAAATCAAGTCTTATTCTCCAGTATGGTCTGCAACTGGTTTGACTTTTACCAATACCCCAGCAACTGGATCTTACATCAAGATTGGTAATCTTGTGACTGTACAGATAGACGTTCTCTTTACAAATGTTTCAAACTTTGGAAGTGGACAATATTCTTTGACCTTGCCGTTTGCCTCAAAGTATCACACTGATGTCTATGGTGGTTCTATTCACGACATAGTGAATCAGGGAGTGGATCACTACAGTATTAAAGGACACCTTGCACCATCAAGTACTTCTATGACTATATGGAATATTGGAAGTTCTGCAAAAGATGAGCCCTTCGATCACAATAGTCCATTCGTTCTTACAACGGCAGACAAGTTCCACATGTCGTTTACATACATCTGCGAATAGTTGGCAGCATGGACATAGTCTACATCTGCCGTAGAGGCCAGAACGAAGAACTGCGGTATTCGCTCCGATCAGTAGTTAAAAACCTGCCAGAGAGCCGTGTGTGGGTTGTGGGATACAAGCCTGACTGGTACGTAGGAGACTTCATTCCTGTGCCTGACACATCTAATAAGTTTGATAACATTCGTAAGGCTCTTAAGGTTGTTTGTAATACAGACAGGATATCCCAAGACTTTGTATTTATGCATGATGATATTTATATAATTAGTCATATGCCAGACCTAAAGCCCTATTACTCTGGTACCCTGGCCAACAAGATATCTAATGGTAAAAAGGTGGGGACATACCACAGGAAGATCGTTGATGTAAATAGATACCTCACATCTCTTGGCTATAATAATCCATTAAACTATGAAGTACATGTCCCAATGCCCATGAATAGAAACAAACTAAATACTATTATTGATAACAGAATTTTAGAGAGATCTTTATATGGTAACAAGTTTGTTACAGATGCTCTAGAACTGCCTAGGGATGTCAAGAACTATGACAGTGTTAATAAGACCTTTGAATCGTCTTATGATTATATAAATGGTGACTTGCCATTCTTGTCTTCTCACGATGTATCTTTTATAAAGATGAAAGACTTCCTGGATGCCGAGTTTCCAGAGCCATCACGATACGAGAAATAAGTGCCCCTGGTAGGAATCGAACCTACGACTAAGAGATTAGAAGGCTCCTACTCTATCCACTGAGTTACAGAGGCTTGGTAATTACTTACCCTTGCCCTCTAGTCTAAATTTACGAAGGCGATCGCAGTTGGCACAAATAAACTTCAGTTGAGAGATACGTCTCTTAGCGTCTTCAAAAGACTTCTTATCGAATACTGACTGAGCAATATCGATAACATCATCGCTGTCACGAGGGTCTAGTTGGCTCTTGTGAAAGTATGAGCCACAAGAAATGCATGGACGCTTTTCTTTAAAGTTGTCGATGTATGTTAGAACCTTGTTGTAAAACTCTGGGTCTTTGATTGTATCCATAATAACGATATCCTTAGTGTCTTCCTTTAGGTAGTACGCTACCGTTCCTTTGGAGCAGCCCAACTCATTGCTGATCTCTCCATAACTTTTTCCTTCTGCTCTTAGGCGAAGGATGTCTTCTTTATAACTCATTGTGTACCCTTTCGTGGTAAACTATTTTACTAACCACTTGACTAAGTCTGGGTTATCTTGCATAATCATAATGAAAGCATTTTCATAGATGCCGATGAAGTGGTGTTCCCATTCATCGTATTCTGCTTTCTTCTTGGGCTTTGTAGAGCCTTCAAGAATCATACGAGCAGAGTGCAGTATCTCGTGAACTAGAGTTACTTTCTGCTTATCTTCACTAATGTCAGACGCTACAACAATTAGGTTACCCTGATCAAGAGTGTAGCCATATGTATTGTCATTCAACATTCCATCTTCACGAGTTGAGCGGAACTCAACCTCAAACATCTGTGGTCCAATTTTAACGCTAGTAATTGCCATCATAATTCCTTCATAAATAGGTCGATGTTCCTGTGAAGTTCTTCTATGGAACCATCATTAACTATTATACCGTCAAATCCATGTCCGTCAAGGGCACTTTCAGACGAGTGGCTATTGACAGCAATCACTGATGGTTTAGTTATTCTTAGCATACGGCCTTCTTGCAACTTAATGGCCTTGTATTCATTTGGATATCTAACATCTGTAAAGACGATCTTGTCAAACTTAGATACCCCACGCATTGCCTGTTTTACCCAGAAGTCATCCCCAAACATCTCACGGCCCACCTCTGTACCCATGACCTGAAGCAGCCTACGAGTCTCTGGAGACGTTCTCTTCACTTCTTCCCAGCCCATCCCATCTACCGCTTGCTGCAAATGCACAGCCTTAAACTCTCCTACGGCAACTAGTGGATTTAGGGTATACAGCGAACGCCTAATTGGGTCTGCAAACGCTACACGCCTATATCCATAATGATTAATAAGATAGTTAGCAATTGTATCTTTTCCAGTCTGTGCATATCCGCTAAGTCCAATGATCATTGCTAGGCCTTTCTAATTGCCTTAAAGGTTTCTGGGAATACGTTGGTGGCAAGACTGTCTACTGCCTTTGCATAATCCTGAATCTCTTTTTGTGCATCGTGTTCTAATCGCTGGTCAAGGAATGTCATAAGCCCTTGTAGCGATACCGTCCAACGCCAACGCACATACATAGCATAGGCTGGCAGGAATAGACGAGCAATCTCAGGAGCAATGCCATCGTTCATAGCCTCGTGGTAGGTTGCTACGGCACTGTTAATGTTCTCTGAAAGTTTGTTTGTGTAGTAAAATCCAATGCTTGAGTCAACTGGCTCTCCACTACCCTGCTTGCTGTTCTCTGGTTTGCTACGCCAAGACGATGCAGATGGAACGTAGAACTCTTCCTGTTCTGTAATGTATCTACGAGAAGATTCGTTCCAACCATTCTGATCGTCTACGTGTGTGCTAGAGACTGCGTACTTCCACCACTGTCTTGCAACAAATAGCGGTGCGTATACCTCAAACGTGAGTGCTGCGTGACGAAATGGTGACGTGTGACCCTCACGGATAAGAAACTTAATAAGCCCAGAATCTTTGTCGGTAAAGACTTCAGACTCTTTATCGTAGGATACACGTGCAGCATTAACAACAGATAGATCACTCCCAAGAGTGTCAACAAGACGTACATAGCCTTTGTCCAATACATTTATTTGATTTAGCAATTGTGTTCCTAGATTGATTTGGCTTCTTCAGCAAGTTCCTGAACCACTTCGAT